TGGATACAGCAACAGTAACAACTGGTGCTACACTTTCAGATTTTGGAGTTGCAAAGTTTGTTGCAACACTACCAGCAACTGGAACACGCTCACTAATCACATTCAGCCCAACAACTGCTGGAGATGCAACAACTGTAGATGTAGTTGGTCTACCTGCTCGTGCACTAGCACCGTTTGCAGAAATCACAGTTCGTGATCTAGTTTCAGAACTTGCAGCACAAACTGCTGCTAAGGATGCAGCACTTGCTGCTAAGGCAATTTCAGATGCTGCAGTTGTAAAGGCTGCTGCAGATGCTGCTGCTGCTAAGGTTGCTTCAGATGCTGCTCTTGCAGCAGAGAAGGCTGCTTCTGCTACAGCACTTGCTGCTGAGAAGGCTGCTTCTGCTAAGGCACTTGCTGATGCAAAGACTGCTTCAGATGCAGTTGTACTTGCTAAGGATGCAACTATTGCTAAGCTAACAGCAGATAACGCTGCTGCACTTAAGGCACTTAAGGCATCATTCAATGCACTTGCTAAGAAGTGGAATGCAAAGAATCCAAAGGCTAAGGTTGCTTTACTTAAGTAATTAGTCCAACACTAAGGGGAGCCATTAATTTGGCTCCCTTTTTTGTTATATTTGCAATGTCTAACTGAATAATTTGATATAATGGTGGTAAGGAGAGCCACCACTTGAATAAATTTTTGCGTATATTGACTGTATCATTTCTTGCTTTTGGATGGCTTTTTATGGCTCCAACAGAAGCCCATTCTGATGATCCATTAACAATCGCAGCCCAAGAAATCCAGGAACTTAATAACAGCGTAGACGACCTAGGCTACCAAGATGAATTCATATCTTTAATTCAAGAGGCAGAAGATAAATATTCCATTGCGGTATCTGCAAAAGAAACCCAGACTCAAACTTCTGACCTATATGACGATTCTCTTGACGCAGAAGCCACGGCACTTGAAGAAAAAGACTTAGCCCAATCAGCATTAGATGGACAAACAGCAGAGGTAGAAACTGCCTTAACCAATAAGAATGATGCCTATGATGCCCTTGGTATAGCCAATATCAATCTCCAAACAGCCCAACAAGCCCTAAATAGTGCTGGTGGAGCAGGACTGGAATATACTGTTTATACCCTGTTAAGAAATGGTAGTCAAGCAGTTACTGGATCTGTAATATGTACTGGCACATGGAACTCAAATCATATGCAACTTCCAGTTTGCGGTAATCGGTATGAAAATTTTATAGTTAATTTTAGTGGTCGTATAACAGTTCCTTCATGGTTTACTCAGGCATACTTTGCAGGATATACAGATGATGGTTTTAGAATGTATATTGATGGATCATTGGCCATAGATAATTGGATAGAGCAAGGAACAGCTTGGAGTGATTATTCTCCTGTATATGATGTAACAAGCGATAAGGTTTTTGATGTAGAGATTTGGTGGTACAACGGTGGTGGTCCAGGATCTTATCATCTTGGATGGGGAATTCCTGGAGGATGGACTGGAGCAGGCTGTGATTATGCTGGAAACCCTAGAGTATGGGGACAAAACTTTAGTTGTAATTTAAATACATTCTCTTCTGGGCCTGGAGCAACTCAAGAACAAACCAACGACTATAACAATGCCCTTGCTGCAAGAAATTCAGCCCAAGATGTATACAATGATAAATTAAATGTTTATAACCAAGCAGTATCAACACTTAATGGATACAACCAAACCCTGACAACTAAAACTAATAACTATAATACTGCTGTATCAAATGTAGCAACTGCGTTACAAAATAAAGAAGATGCAGAAAATGAATATGAGCAGTCAATAGTTGATGTCAATAATGCTATTGATGACGCATGGCGTTACTATGACGAGCAATCACAAAGAGAACTTAATGCTGCTATTGCACAAGCAGCAGCCAACGCTGCAGCCAATCAGCCAACCCCAGAACCCACACCAGAACCTTCTCCAGAACCAACTGAAGAACCAACGGATGAACCAAGCCCAGAGCCTTCACCAGAGCCAACTGAAGAGCCAACAGATGAACCAACACCTGATCCTACCCCAGAACCTTCTCCAGAGCCTACAGTAGACCCTACAGAAGAGCCTACACCTGAACCCACCCCAGAAGTTACCCCAGATCCAGAACCAACTGAAGAGCCAGTTGTAGAGCCTACTGAAGAGCCTACCCCAGAACCTTCACCAGAACCTGGACCAGATCCAAAGCCAGAAGAGAATCCTTGGACTGAGCCAGATGTAGAAATTACTGATGAGGTATTAGCAGCCCTTGTCCCTGAAAAAGGAACTGGAACAGAAGAAGATCTATCTAATGTTATTGCTAACCTTACAAGCAGTGATAATAAGTTAGTTACTCTTTCCCCTGAACAAGTAACAGCAGTTAGCCAAACACTTAGAGCATTGACTCAAGAAGCAAAGGCTGAAGTTGCACAAGACCTTGGCATTAAGCCTTCAGAAGTTGCACAGATTGCTGAGCAGATGAAGTCTAACCCAGCACTTGCTGAAGCATTTGTTGAGTTCTCAGATAGAGAAGCGGAAGCAGGAGAAACTCCAATGCCATTCACATTAGCAGATGCAGTAACAGAAGTACAAACAGAAGCATTCTTAGCAGACCCACTTGGAGCAGTATTTGAAGTGGATGTTACAGAACTCCTATCTAATTTCTCTGAGTTAGGTATGGATATGACAGACGATCAGAGAGAGAAAGCACAAGAAGTAATTGTCCCAGTTGTAATTGCATCGCAAATTGCAGGGGCAATGATAAGGAGGAACAAATGAAAATAATCAATAAAGCCATCAATCTAGTAGGCAAAATGCTAAAGGGATTAATTAAATGGTTTAAAGATGCAGGAATGGAATTAATTGCACAAGCATTCACCCTCCTAGGCTTCTTTATTGCATGGCTAACTTTGACAGGATCAGCAAGAGACATTGTTGGTATTGCAGTACTTGCAACTACAATAATCTGGTTAATCACAATACCACTACGAAAGGAAAAATAAAATGGCAGTTAAAAAAATAGTAGAACCCCCAAAGCAGGATCATCCACAGAAAGCAATAACAAATATCTTAATGAGAATTCTTGCGGTATTCGCAGCATCAGGACTATCAGTCTTGGGAGCAGGAGCCGTAGTAGGAATTGACACCATTCAAGCAGTTATGCTTGCAGGACTCTTAGGAGTAGCAACAGTTATTGAAAGACTGGCAAGGGCTTTTTTGGACGATGGAAAGCTTTCATTGTCAGAAATCAATGATGCTTTTAAAACAGTAGACAAAAAGGCTAATTAGTCATATTTAGCCTTGATTGACAGCCATGCCTGCCTCTGCTATACTTATAATATAGTGACTAAGGGGTAGGCATGACTTGCATTGCAGGAATAATGAAAGACGGAAAAGTGTACATCGCTGGAGAGCGTGGTGCGTCAGAAGGCAACTACATAGTTCCTATTGACAAACCAAAAATCTGGAAAACTGGACCTTATATTTTTGGGTTTGCTGGAACATTTGATGGTCAAATAGTTCAGTATAACTTTATCCCACCAGCCGTAGAAGGCAACCCTGATAAATTTATGCACGGTAAATTCTTAAAAGCACTTAAATCTTTTTATAGTGAATGGGATATTGGTGGTAAAGAAAGTGAGCTATCATTATTAGTTGGTTTAAAAGGAAAGTTGTATGAGCATGATGCATCTGACCTTACATTGGTTTCCTATGAGCGAGACTTTATTGCCGTAGGATCAGGGGCAGACTACGCTATGGGTTCTCTTTATTCTACCCAAAGTCACAAAGATCCCAAGCGTCGTCTGACTCTAGCATTAAATGCAGCGGTTGCATATAGTACATCCTGCATTGGCCCTATTGACATTCTAAGTTCTTAGGAGTATACTTTTATTATGTACGAAGAATTTGATGAGATATTAAAAGACATACAAAGCTCAGAAGCAAACTACAATGAGTTTGAGATCTGGCTTGAAAACGGTATTGAAAGAGGATGGATAACAGAACCATTCTGCAATACTCATGAAGGTGATACATATATGACAGATGAAGAAATGCAAGAGTGGGAAGATGGCGGAGATCCTTGCCAGGTAGTATTTAAAATAAAGGAATAATAAAATAAATGTGCGTAATTTGTATATCTACAATAACAGTTGCATCACTATTGGCACCAACACAAGCACCAATTGCACCAGAATACAGTCAAAAAAATATTCAACAGTACGAATTTACAAATAAGTCATGCTCTAAATCAATGTTAAACAAAGTAAAAAATAATACTATTTGTTTAAAAAACGGTAAGGTTTATAGATGGGCAATTAAAAAAATAAACATACCAGCTCCAATAAAAAGTAAAGATCCTGTTCCAACTGCCACCCCAAAAACTGAAGATGTTTACACTGTTCCTTCTGATTTAACTGATAACATTGATCTATGCAAGATTAAAGAAACTAATCTGAATGGACCAAGAAGGGCCAAGGGGTGGGATGCTCCAGAAGCACCCATATATTCTCTACCATCTGGCTTTCCTGCTGTAACTCCATTAACCCCACGCAATGGCACAATTAAATGGGCTCTAATTCCAATTGATTTCCCTGATTTAGCAGGAGAGAAAAACTTCAGATCTAGAGTTGATGAACAAATGAAATTGTTGTCTGAGTGGTATTCAACGGTCAGTGAGGGTAAGTTAAAAATTGAATGGGTTGTACTTGATAAGTGGGTAACAGTCCCTGGTAAATCAACTGATTATGTCACTCCTCTTTCAGCAAATTTAAATAGTTCAAGTAACAACGAGAAACTATTTAAGGATGCATTGAAAAGTGCTGATCCATTTTTTGATTTTACAAATGTAAAAACAATAAATTTCTTGTTACCAGAAGCACAAACAGTTGTTACAGAGTCAATCCAGGGATTCCCGTGGGATAAAGCATTACAAGGTGCTATTACAAATGAGGGCTCAATCAGTTCTTTTTCAATGGCTGGTGCAATCTTTTTTAAACCTGATAGAGAAATATGGTCATATTGGGCTCACGAGTTTGGGCACGCTATTGCTATTCCACATGTTGGAGCATCAAGAAATTCAAGCCCCTTTCAAGTGATGGACATTATGGGAAATGAAGGCGGAATTACAAGAGAGTTGAGTGGCTGGCTTCGTTTTGTCGCAGGCTGGATGTCCAATGAAAAGATTTTTTGTAAAACTAAAGATAATTTAAAACAAACAAGATTAACTCTTGTACCGCTGTCATCGGAAAAAGACGGAGTAAAAATGGCAGTAATTCCTGTGTCTGATACGAAAGCTGTAGTAATTGAATCTCGCAGATCTTCCAAGTTTTCATGCAAGAATCCGATAATTGGAGATGGCGTTCTTGTTTATACCTATGATGGTAATTTTACTCACGGTGAAGAGTTTCTTAAGCCAATCTTTCCAAGTGAAAGACCAGTACTTAGAAGTACCTGTTTAACTCCATCTTCAGCAGACTTGATACTTCATAAAGGGGATAAAGTGACTGTTGAGGGTTTAACTATTGAAGTTCTAACACATGGCAATTATGACAATATTATAGTGACTAAAAAATAAAAAAGAAAAATACAGAATATGTCATACTTAAATCCTATAGAAGAAAACAATAAAGCCTCTATTCTTTTTAATAAAGATGGCTATGTAAAAATATGTAATGCATTAACAAAAAATGAAGCAAGTCTTCTTGCTAATGCAATATATTTTGATTCAATTTCTAACCCTAATATTAAAGGTGATTCTATAAGCCCTCCAACACAGGCAGGATATGCAAACCCTATTACAGAGTCTTTGTTGGTAGCAATGCAAAAAACAGTTGAATTAGCTACAGGACTTAATCTTTTTCCAACATACTCCTACCACAGATTATATAAACCTGGAGATTATCTTAAAAAACATAAGGATAGGTTTGCTTGTGAAATATCAGCAACGGTTAATTTAGGATATTTTTACAATACAGAAGATAAAGATTACACTTGGAATATTTGGGTAGACGGAAAAGAACATGTAACTTTACCTGGAGACATGGTGATCTATAAAGGTATTGAGTTAGAACATTGGCGTGAAACCTTTGATGCTCCTGATGGTTCTTGGCACGCACAGGCATTTTTACACTATGTTGATGCAAATGGTCAGTATGCTGACTTTTCATTAGATGGAAGACCAGGCATAGGGTATGATAGCAGTTATAGCAAACCACCAAAGGGAAGAGATAAGTGGCATAACTAAGAGATATGATATAATATATATGTACTGCCTGCGGGGGTACATTAACTTATTCGCTTGAAAGGGGAATAAAATGGTAAATCAATTCGCTATGGATCTTTTCAATGATCCTTTTTTTATTGGCTTCAATAGGGAGCTAAGTCGTTTAAACACAGCACATAAAACAAATCTACAATCATATCCTCCATATGATCTTATTAAATTGGATGAAGATACATATAGATTATCCGTTGCAATTGCGGGATTTACAAAAAATGATATTGATGTTTCAGTAGATAATGGAACACTAATTATCAAGGGTGATATTGTAGAAGTAACAGATGCTGAAGTTGTTCACAAGGGTATTGCTGGACGTAAATTTGTACGATCCTTTGCTCTTGGAGAATATATGGAAGTGTCTAGTGCTGAACTAAAAGACGGATTGCTAACAATCAGCATTGTTCGTGTTGTTCCTGAAGAAAAGAAGCCTAAAACAATCAAAATCAAGTAGTACAATTAAATAGTCCCCACACAGGACCTTAGTGATGGATTAGTTACCCATTGGATAGAGACCGTGGCGCAAGTCAGGTGAATTGCCTGTGTGGGGCTTTTTAAAATATGATACAATCAAGTTATGAAATCAATCTATGACATTCAATTAAACTCCGCAGAAGGAACCCCTAACTTTCTTGATCAATTTAAAGGGAAAGTAACAATGATTGTTAACACTACTGTTGGATGCGGTAATGCTAATCAGCTAGAAGTTTTACAGTGGCTTCAAGAAAAATATGGTGGTGATGATTTTCAGGTTATAGGTATTCCAACCAATGATTACTGTGGTCCAGGAGTTACTAAAGGCAAATGGTCAGAAGGTATTACTTGTGGACTAGATTCTAAAAACTACGGGGAAGATGTATACGGAGTAACCTTTAAGTATTCTGAAATGGTTGGATCTAATCCACACCCATCAACTTCAGATGCCCATGGAAAAAATGGTTTAGGTCAAGACAACCTTCCAGTTCACCCAATGTATCAAGAAATAGCTACTCAAATGAGAGAATTAAAGCAGACAAATCACAGACTTGGAATAAAGGTTTCACAGGATTACTATTCTTGGTGGCTAAACCTAGGATTTGATGAAGGTGAATTCATGGGCGGTAATTTTGAAAAATATTTAATTGACAAGGATGGATATGTCATTAAGCACTATCATTGCACAGTATTAAACTATGACATAGAAAAAACACTTAGTGATTCTCTAACAGAAGCTGGGCATCCAGTCATGATTGGCATAGGAAGATCTAAGAAGGTTTTTGAAGAAGAATACGATTTAATTTGTAAAGATATTGAGCTTGCAATTTCTGGACATAAGTCTATTCTTAATAACTAAATACCTTATTATATATTATGACTAACAAAGAGTTAGAACATTACAATAAGCAACAGTTAAAAAAAAGACTCTCAGAAATAAAACAAAACTCTGGGTGTGCAGACTGTGGATTAACTAATCCAATAGTCTTAGATTTTGATCATCTAAAAGATAAAAAATACAACGTATCTAGAATGATTCATGATGGATTTTCGTGGGCAGCCATTAAAAAAGAGATAGCAAAATGCGAAGTAGTATGTGCCAATTGTCACAGAATAAGGACATATATTCGTTTGACATCTAAAGCCTCCTAATGCTATAATAGATATAAACCTATAGGAGGGTACCATGGCAATTAAAGGATCATTAGAAGCAATTATTGAGGTTGCAAAGAAAGAACTGGGGACTATTGAAGGTCCAAAAGATAACGAAACAAAGTACGGTGCATGGATGAAGGTTAACTTCCAACCATGGTGCCAAAGCTTTGTTTCTTGGTGTGCATTCACAGCGGGAGTTAAGTCATTCCCTAAGTCTGCATCAACAGTAGCAGCGTCAGATCAGTTTAAGAAAGAGGGTCGTTGGTCAGATGCACGTAATGATGATCCACAAGCAGGAGACTGGATCTATTTTGATTTCCCAGATGATGGTGTAAATCGTATTTCGCATGTAGGTATTTGCATTAAGAACAATGGTGATGGAACGATACAAGTTATTGAAGGAAACACTTCAGGAACTGCAAAGGGAGATCAGCGCAACGGTGGAATGTGCGTAGAAAAAACTCGTGCATATGTAAAGAATAATAAAAAGAAGTTGGTCAACGCTGTTGTTGGTTGGGGTCGTCCAGTTTACACTGGTGAAGAAAATGCTCAATTACTAAATAAGATGGTTGCACCAGAAACGCCGAATAAGCCTGTTGCAGCACCAGTTAAAAAAGCATTACCAAAAGAGATTAAGCCAGTAGTTAAGAAAACCAAATAAATGGAATCAACAAAAAGAACTCTACTTAAAACAGCAAGTTGGGAAACCTTTCATCTTGTTGGTGTTGCTGGTGTAATCTATTTGTTTACTGGTGAGTGGGAGTATGCAAGTCTTGGTGCCCTTATTTATATTGGCTGGGAAGCACTTGGATATTTCCTTCATGAAAGAGTTTGGGTTAAATTCGGACATAAGGTCAAGTGATCAAGATTGCTAGATTTAATTAATCCAACAACTATTGTTGCTGGTGCAATTGCTATTTATGAGGATGTTTGGGATGATTTGGCTGAAGATATAATTATTTTAAACGGTATATCTTCAGACCCAAACCTCATAGTATCTTTCCAAAAAGCAAAAATTAAAAGTGAAGAAGATGGAGCAAAGGGATTAGAATCGGTAAGAACTAACTCTGCTCTTTCTTTAAAGCAATGCTCAGAATTAAATGTAGACTTAAAAAATATTAACAGCAAGTTTGATAAAATTCTTAAAAAATGTTTATACAGCTATAAAATAACTTTTGATATTCATCAACCACTTGTTTATAGAGAAGGAAATAGCCTATTAAAATATGTAGAATCACAATATTTTAAATCACATTATGATGGTGACACATCTTCTAAAAGAGCTGTTTCTCCAATACTTTATTTAAATGATAACTATGAGGGAGGGGAGATTGAATTCGTTAACTTTGGAATTAAAATTAAGCCAAAAGCTGGATCTTTGATAGTTTTTCCATCTAATTACGCTTATAGACATATTGCTCATCCAGTTAAATCTGGTACAAAATATGCCATTGTTACTTGGATTCATGATTGTTAATTATGCCAGTATATGAATATGACTGCATGCCTTGTGCAACAAGGTATACAAAAGAAAGATCTATTAAAGAAGAAGACCCTGGATATAACTGTGAAACTTGTAATCATACTCTAGTTCGTGTATACTCTAATGTAGGAGCTGTTTTTAACGGTACTGGATTTTATTCCACTGACAATAGAAAGTAAGTGTATACTATGAATATGACAACTACAGAAAACATTATTGAAAAAGAGTGGACATTGAGTCCAAAAGATCGCTGTGATTCATGCGCTGCAGAAGCATTAGTACAGGTTACTGGAATTGATGGGGATCTTATGTTTTGTGGACATCACTATAATAAGATTATGAATAATAAAGAAGGATATAAAAAAATGATGTCATTTGCAATTACAATAGTTGATGAACGTGATAAGCTAATTGAAAACAAAGCAAAAGAAGAACCACACGCATGATAATTCAGATTATAGGTCTCCCAGGTTCAGGAAAGACAGAGTTAGCCAAGGCACTCAAAGAACGCATTAATGCTATTCATCTTAATGCAGATGAAGTCCGTGCAACAGTCAATTCAGATTTAGGTTTTGCACCAGAAGACAGAATTGAGCAGGCTCGTCGCATGGGCGAGATGGCAAGACTTATTTCTAAGCAAGGTGTTGCTCCAGTAATCGTTGATTTTGTATGTCCAACAGATCTAACTCGTGTAGCATTTGGTAAGCCAGACATTTTGGTATTCATGGACACAATTGCAGAGGGTCGTTTTGAAGACACTAATAAGATGTTTGAACGACCAACAGAGTTTGATGTATCATTCATTAGTCACAACCTAGATGCAGAAGCAAAGTCATCTCATATCATTGATAAGTTTAGTCTTCATGATTGGTCTGCACCTACTACGCTCATGCTGGGTAGGTACCAGCCTTGGCACGAGGGCCACCACGCCCTTTACAGGGAAGCTGGCAAGAGAACTGACCAAGTACTTCTTGGAGTCCGTAATACCTACAACACAAGTGAGAAGGACCCCCTTAAGTTTGATCAGGTAAAAGAGTATATTGCCAAAGATGAATTTATGGATGGCGCATTAGTATTAAGACTACCTAACATTACTAACATTGTTTATGGTCGTGATGTAGGATATAAGATTGAACAAGTAGATTTGGGGGCAGACATTCATGCTATATCGGCTACGCAAAAACGTAAAGAAATGGGTATCTAAAGTCTGGAACTTAATAACCAAGCCAAACAATATTGAGTGGCCATCATGAATGTATCCAAGCAAAGATCAGCACTAAAGGCCATCACTTGGCGTATAATTGGGACAGCAGACACCTTCGTTATCTCTTGGGTCATAACTAAAGAGCCTGTCACAGCAGGTGCAATCGCAAGTTTTGAGGTATTTACAAAAACAATTCTTTATTACTTCCATGAGCGTGGTTGGAATAAAGTTAAATGGGGGAGAAAATAATGTATGAATACTATGTAAGAAAAGTAGAGAATGTAGTAGATGGAGATACCATTGACGTTCTTATTGATTTGGGGTTTGATATCCTATTTGCATCTCGTGTTAGATTGGCTGGTATTGATACCCCAGAGTCCCGCACAAAGGATCTTGCTGAGAAGGCTCTAGGGCTAGAAGCCAAGGAGTATTTAAAGAAGTCTCTTAAGGATGCTAAGTCTGTTGTGATCAAGACTGAAAAGATGGACTCATCTGAGAAGTATGGTCGCATTTTAGGCTGGGTATATATAGATGGAAACACTGTATCTCTTAATGACATGATGATCAATGATGGTTATGCTTGGGGATATCTTGGAGACACAAAGGTTAAAGACTTTGCCCTGCTTGCAAAAGTTAGAAAGAAGTCTGGTAAGTGAAGCACGTACTATACTTTACTGCTGACTGGTGTAATCCTTGCCAACGCACTAGGCCAATTACAGATGAGCTTAAGCGTGAAGGAATGATTGATTTCTTATACGTTGATGTAGATACAGAGATAGAGTTGTCAGAACAGTTTGGAATTAAATCTATACCAACATATATATTAATTCAAGATGGCGTAGAAGTTAAAAGAATGAATGGTGCAAAAACTCGTCAAGAATTCTTGGACTTCACGGATGTTTGATGATGATGCTATAAGTCAGATAATAGATGACTTAATTCTTGAGGGTGGTTTAGAGGTTGCAGGAGTTGACCCTGAGACTGGAGAAATGCTATATTTGTTTACCCCAAAAGTTAAAGAACTTATGCCTGATTTATATAATGATCACTTAAATTTTGTTAATGATGAACTCATGGCTCTATGGGAAAAAGGGTATGTAGATATAGATTTCTTTAAAGATGATCCACTTATATCGTTAAATGAAAAGGCATACAATCCAGAAGAAGTGAGTAGGCTTTCCAAGCAAGAAAAATGGTCTATACAAGAGCTTAAAAGGGTAGTAGGCAAACAAGAACTCTGATATAATCAGTATATGATAAAAGAAGGCGACTTTGTTATGGGCATGACATCAGAGGGTATGATTCATGGCATGGTAGAGCATATTATGAGTGAAGGTGGCACCTATGGTGTTCCTGGAACAGAGTATGCAATTGAATCAATGCCACCAGAAAACCCAGCAATGGCTGTTAGAATTTACGAAGAAGAAGACGGTACATGGGAACCAACAGCATACAGCATTGGAATGATGTACAAGGATGCTGAAATTATTGATATAAATAATCACTCTATGAAAGAAAAAGAAATGGATTCAGAAGTGGCAATGGCAATGTATGATTCATCAATTGGTAAGTCACACTGTTGCAATGATTCATCGTCAGTTAGCAAGGCATACGAAGGTTGTGGATGTGAAACATGTAAAGAAATGAATGTTGACTGTCCAGACTGTCCAGTTTGTGGAGAAGAAATGAACAAGAAAGCACCATGCTGGGATGGATATGTACAGCGTGGAATGAAGCCAGGTAAAAATGGTAAACCAGTTCCTAACTGTGTTCCTGCTGCAAAAGCAAATGATTTATTTGAAGATGATGATACAGTTGAATACGAAACAGATTCATTGTCAAAGGCTGAAGGTTATTCTCCACCAGCAGGAGCAAGATCTGCTGCTCGTAGAGCAATTAAGTTTAAGGAAGATGGCAAAGCAACTGGTGCAGGTACTGCAGTTGGCTGGACTCGTGCAGGGCAGTTAGCAAGAGGAGAAACAATATCTCTTAGTACAGTTAAGAGAATGTACTCATATTTCTCACGTCATGAAGTAGACAAAAAGGGCAAGGACTGGGGAAACACAGCAAATCCTTCTAATGGATACATTATGTGGCTTGCATGGGGTGGAGACGCAGGATTCTCTTGGTCAAGAGGAATTGTTAATCGTGAAAAAGATAAGGCTTTGTTTGCTGATTTTGGAAAAGACCATACAACATCCCAGCAACTAATACAAATATTTCAAACTAAAAAGAATGTTGAGTAATAATGCCAAAAAGAAAAGCTGGATCTTTTAATGCTACACAGATCAAAGATGGAAAAATTGTCCGTTTAAACAAAAATGGTACTATAAAATCTATTATTGATAACTATACTGTAAAACATCCTAAGAAAGATTAGTCTATTTAACGGGGAGAGTATGACATATATATTAGCCATTGGCTTGACATTGCTTGTTACATCCTCTATAATTATAATAGCAGTAAAAAGAAGTAAAAAGTATTTTATTAAGGTTGTATATACACAAAGCGATATACATCAAATAGTAAAAAACTTTATTCCAAAAGATCTTTTTGAAATACCAAAACCGCTTTCTCAAGCAAGAAAGCATATGCGTAGTAATACGGTGAAGGTTTTAATAATAGAAGGTCAGGCATATTGGGTACATGACAATATGTTTTATGTGGCAGATACAGTAGAAGGTTTAGTAAATCCAGATACTGTAAGGCCAGTTGATACAAACAATATGTCAAAGCGGGATATTGATAAAATGCTATTCATATTGGATAGCTTAAAGAATGGAAATTCTGATGATAGTAGCGGTGCATGGAACAACTGACTTTAATGACTACCAAGTCTTTCTTCGTGCTATGGGTGTTGCTCTTTCTGGGATGAAAGAAGGAGATAAAGAATTAACAGTATATGCTGCAGGACCTGCTGCTATTAATTCTTTTGTGTCTGAGTTTTGTAATCTGTCTGAACGTGGTTTTAAATCTCGTGGCAGAAAAATAAAATTCTTTAAAGCACCTACATCATGGGTTGAAGAAAACATATTGCACGTAAACTATCTTATTTATTTAAGCAAACCTAAACAACCTTTATCAAAGCTTGTGTCAGTTGCTGAAAAAAATAATATTGAAGTAGGAATTTTCAGATACTAAGGGGTAAAAAATGATCGTCAATAATTTGCAAACAATGGAAAAAATTGTTTCAAAGAACTATAATCTACACTGGGATGGTTGGACAGTTGTAGAAACTAAACAGTCTGATATTGCCAAGACTGCAATCAATGGAATCTATCGTAAAGGCAAATGGTATCTGGCAAAAACATTTGTACCTGATCGTAATGGCTGGGATATTCCAAATAGATATAAGGTGTAGATATGGAGCAGCACCTATGGAAAGATAATGGCGCCTGCTTTGATATGGATACAAATTTATTTTTTGATAAATATGAAGATGATGAACTAATCAGACCAATAATAGATAATCTTTGTCAGGCCTGTCCAGTTCAAAAAGTATGCTTTGCTAATGGAGTATCAGGAAAAGAGTGGGGAATTTGGGGCGGTATATACTTAGAAAATGGCGAAATATCTAGAGAGTTTAGTAAGCATAGAACAAAGGAGCAGTGGGGTGAAGTATGGAAAACTCTAACAATGGACACCAAGTAAGTAGTTTTGAATCAATCTGTTCAATTCTTGGTGAACTATGGATGGACTATAAGAATGATAAATACTTTAAAGATTTTATTGAGTATAACGATATTGGTTTGCCTATTGCATTTTTAATTGATAATGAGCTTGTAGAGCCAACACAGTTAGCTAAACAATATGTATATGAAACCTGGGACATATTTTTAGCAGCATTAGAAGTTGTTGAAGATCTTGGCTGGGAATCATTGGAAGATATCTTTAACTTTGTAGATAGAAAAGATAAAAAATAATGTACACAGATAATATGCGTAGAGCTTTTCACTCTATAATTTCCCCTAAAAATTTTCAGGTAGAGCTAATTGACAATGAGCATTTTTTAACAATCAAGTTGAATGAATATCATTTTCTTAAAATGGGACATAATGAAAAAATAGAAGCATTACAATATGTGGTTCAGTTAAAAAAAGCATTAGAGATGGAAGGCGCAATAGTTTTAGTATCAAGAGAGGCAATTAAATGACAACAATGAACATAGCATTATCCTTTATAGCGATAGCTCCATCTATCCTTAGTATATTTTTATTATTAAAGATATTAAAACTAAGAGATGCAGTAAAAGTATTATCTGTAGCATATTCAAAAATTGAAAGTCTTTCTTCATTAAAGAACAATGATGATTTAAACAATGATGTTCACAAAGAAAACTTTATTAAATTTCTTTCTGATTCTCGTGATTGGGCATATGAATATATTGAAGATATTCAAAAAGGAGTTTCTCATTTTGTAAATGAGGTTGAACCAGAGATAGCATACTTTGATGAATATGGTGAAGTTGGTTCAGCTTATCCACATTATCATTCAATGAAAAAAATATCATCAGAATATAAAGAACTAAAGAAGCTATTGCCAGTTGAGGAGACACAATGAAAGATATAATTTTATCAACACTTACAGGGTTTGGATGCGGTATCGTATTTGCAGCCTTTAAGTTACCAGTTCCAGCACCTCCAGTATTTGCAGGCGTAGCTGGAATCATTGGTCTTTGGGTAGGTTACTCTTTTTTAACAACATATGTGAGATAATGGTTATATGAAATTTTATTATTTTGGTGGAAACTTTAAACAAGGTGAGATCACTAGACTAGAGCAACATCACTTTGATGGTGTTATGTTTGTTTATGATGCAGTATTGGGTGATGTTTTTACTAGAATAGCAAGAGATATTAAACACAACGAAAAGATTAAATATTTAGTTGCAATTAGACCCCACACTATTTCTCCTCAATATCTTTGTATGATAAACAAATCATTAAGCTTAATTATGCCAAACAGAGTACAGATTAACCTGATATCTGGATATATAAAAGATCACGAAAAATCTTTTGGCGGTATTCTTGGCAACATAAATGATGAGTCTGATCGTATTGATAGGTCTAACTATCTTATAGAGTATGTTAACATTCTTAACACCATGCCTGGAAATAAAACAAAACCAGTCTTAGATTTTTATACATCAACAACAAACGAGTATGTTTTTAATGCAACAGCAGTAAATGATAATAAAATTATTTTGCCTTATAGAGATTATAAAAATGGTCGCTGGACTGTAATTCGTGAAGGGCGTGGAGAAGATCCTGGAAATAGTTTTAATATTGATAATAGAAAAATAATGTTGGCAATAACACCAATAATAAGAAAAACAAAGGAAGATCTTGATAGGTCTAACGAGTATGCACAAAGACCAATTTGGAAAGATGGAGAAAAACAAAGTAAGATAACAGATATTGAATACTTTACTTACGAAGAGTTTGACAATTTTATTAAAGAATTAAAACAAAAAGGTATTAATGAAATATTAATGAATGCTAATAAAGAAGAAGAAAGAGAAAGATTAATATCTTTTATAAAAGAATACAGAGAATTGGGTCTGACTAAAATATAGTCAGTCTCATAGTGATAAAAAATGATCAAATATCCTAGGAGGAAAAAATGAATACAACACAACTAAAGGCACTACTTGCTTCATACGGACGTTCAGTCCTTGCTTCAGGTCTTGCCCTATACATGGCAGGCGTGACAGATCCAAAGGATCTATGGACTGCACTTGTTGCAGCACTTGCACCCGTTGCAATTAGAGCAATCAACCCTAATGACAAGGCTTTTGGTATCTTGCCAGATGCTAGCTCCGTAGAAAAGGCTCTGAAGGCTGCTAAGCCACCTGTAAAGAAAGCCTCAACAGTTCGTGAGGCTGCTGCAAAGAAGGCTAAATCTTCTGGTGGTGGAAAAAATAACCAAGTAAATTAATATTTACTTTCAGGATTGCCAGTCTAGAAATAGGCTGGCTTTTCTGTTTTTTGTGCCCTTAGAAGGATTTGAACCTCCGACCTAACGGGTAGAAACCGTCCGCTCTTCCTCTGAGCTATAAAGGCTTGGAGAGAAAGACGAGATTTGAACTCGCAACATCTACCTTGGCAAGGTAGTACTCTACCATTGAGTTACTTTCGCATTGCTGGTCTGACAGGGCACGATCCTGTGACATCCGAATTAACAGTTCGGCGCTCTACCAACTGAGCTACAGACCAATAGTGCACCAGGTAGGACTTGAACCTACGACGACCAAATTATGAGTTTGGGGCTCTAACCAACTGAGCTACTGGAGCCAAACAATTACTTATCTTGTTTAATACCAAATGTCATTACTAAATATGAAACTGCATACCCAAGTGCAAATGCTCCAACAGATAAAAGAATTAACTCAATCATTGTGTTACTCCTTCCGCATCATCTCTACGCCAATGTATAAATGATTTAATATATACTGCTGCATAAGCAATAGCAGAAAATATAAAACCATATTGTTTTGTTATTAATGCATATGTAATCCACAGGATCTCATTTGCACATAGAATAAGCCAGCCCCATATAGTCTTACGACCAACAAAATAGATGCCAGCTACACCTATTACAGCCAAAATCCATGACCACATTTATGCACCAATGGTTGGCATTATTTTATCACATGGACATATGATAGATTCAGCTAAATCACCTTTAGCTTCAATAGTAATCTTTGTCCCACACTCTGGATCTTCACATATATAGATACGTTTATTCATTATTTTCCCCTACCTTTTCATTTTGGCCTCTTGCAATAGCAGCACAGACCTTAAATGCAGCTTTAGTTCTACGACTTTTCATAAAACCTAGGCCCTGCCACACAGGAACAGTTGCCTCAATATCTTGAGCAATCTGCTCTCTGATTTCTTTTACAGTAGTAATAATGAGATCCATGACATATGTCTTTTGCTCATCATCTAAGTCTTTAGTCCACCCATTTGTTTCCATATATATATCATACCAGAAAATCAGCGGTATTGCAAGTGTGGTATGATTATATTATGTATGAATGCGACCATTGGCTAATACCCATAGTATACGGATATATGTATGGGGAAGTTATTGATAAGGTAGATAACAATGAAGTTGTTTATGGTGGCGCTAGAAAGTCTGCAGGATCAGCTGACTGGTTTTGTAATAGATGCCTTGAAGACGTTTTTATTTAGTATCCACCCAAGCACTCATTTCTTGTATGAAACAATCTAATCTTTGTCAATATTTTGCGGGATGGACCAGAAAGATCATCCTTACAAGTTAAACACTTATAAGACCATTCTCCAGTAAAGAAGTCATGCATGTATCCTTTAGCGTTAGCATATTTCTTGGATATAAAGGTTTGGAATGGATCTGGTATATCGTAATGTTTATTCAAAGTCTATCTGCTGTTCAAATATGCTTGACAGATTATTGTCTTGTCCCCTTGCAACTTTAGCAGCAAGTATACGCATGCCAAGTGCATTAGTAACAGAGTCTTCAATTGGAATAGCCTCAATAGCCCTTGCAATCTCTTCTCTCAATATCATGTCATCTAAACTCATTTAAAAAAATCCAATCCTATATACCACTTAAATAAGTATAGCCCAATTTCCCACTCATGTTTAATTGGATAGCCCCAGTTGTGAACGTATACTCCTAAAGAATAGCTAGCGGTTTGTGTTCCATAGTTAATCTTCACAGTTTAGCCACCAATTTAGATGCCATCTTAAGTCCCTTAACTAATCCATCATGGTAGTCTTGATTCTTAATAACCTTAGTAGTGTCCCAAATGCGATAGGATTCTTGATCTAACAGTGTTGCTATTTCTTGGTTTGTCATACTTTTATTATACAGCTTGGCTACAGGTATGTCAAGTAGAACATTAGGTGAACATTTGGTAAAATGAGCCTATTTTTTATCATAATATAGTTTATTTACTATATACTCTTATTATGAGAATTAAACTTATCGTAATGGCAGTAGTTGCTGCTCTATCTATTTCTACCCCAGCCTTTGCAGCAGAAAATATTGTTGGCAATGGTGCATCTTTCCCAGCCAACCTCATTGACGAATGCAGATCATCTTATGCTAGGAACACAGGCAATTTAGTAACATACTCAGCCAACGGTTCTGGTGCTGGCAAGACCTCATCTGACAAAGGCATTGGTGATTTCTGGTTTTCAGACTCAGCTCATACTGCATCAACTAAGAAGCCATCAATTATTCATATTCCAGTAGTTGCAGCACCTATTGCCGTTATGCACAACCTGCCAGGTAACAGACAGGTTTATCTATCATCAACTACAGTCGCTAAGATTTTTGCGGGAGAAATAACAATGTGGAATGATCCTGCTATTAAGGCTGACAACAATAGAAAAATTAAAGAGGTAGTATATAAGAAAGATGCAACTGGTAATCTAATTAAAGATAAGGCTGGCAGCCCAGTAGTATTAAGAACGTCAACCAAAAGCATTGTATACACTATGCCAAACCAAAAAATTAAAGTTATTTTTAGACTAGATAACTCTGGCACAACTAATAATTTTGTTAGATATATGAAGGCCTTTTCTCCTAATACATGGACTAAGCCCGTCTCTGATTCATTTTCAACATCATTTCCAAATAACATTAATGATGTAAATAACATAGGAAGAATCTCTGGAGCAAATCAGTCACAGGGTGTAGCAACACTTGCATCAAAGACTAAGTATTCTATTACATATGCAGAGGTTTCTTTTGCCAAGTTCTTTAACCTTAAGGTGGCAAACATAGGAAATGCTTCTGGTAACTTTGTTGAGCCTAATAGCGCAAATGTATCAGCATTCCTTGGAGAAGCCTCAATAGACTCAAACAATATACTTACCTACGACTACTCTACCAAAGAGGCTGGAGCATACCCTCTAGGGATTGTATCCTACCTTTTAGCAGATACAGCAGGCAAGAACAAGGCATCTGTAAAGGAGTGGGCAAAGTATATAGTCAGTCCAGAATGTGTTAATGCTAAGCCTGAGCTAGGGTTTGCACTAATTACTGGTAAATTCTTGGAGTTTATAAACAAGCAGATCAATCGCTTATAGTTAAATAGATGATTCCTTGATTTGATTGTAAAGATCTAAAGATTTTTTGTATAGATACTGCTTTTCTACAAAAGCCATTACTTCTTGTTTAATCTCACCATCATTGCGGGGTATGTTTAGGTTTAATTTCCTATGGGCCATAAAATCTTTTATTTCATAATCTGCAACTGGTTTTGCAATAACACCATAAAGATCTGATACTTTATTTTCCAAGTATTTTAAGTTATTTTTAAATAAATCAAAGTCAAGAAAAGTTATCTTATCTTTCATTTTTAATGCTTCTTCATGAAACCTGTTGTAAAATTTTATATCATTTTCAATAAACCTTATATCTAAAAAGTGCACCTGTTGGTATATATGCCAAGAACTTATTGCTTCAAGAGGATGTCTAAATGGAACAAATGTGTGATCTCTTTCTGCAATACTTTTTACAGTGTGACGATTAAAATTTATATGAGCAAGACCATACATCTTAAAGAATGCATGATTAATAAAAGTATTTCCACTTCTTGGATATCCAGAAATCGTTAGGGCTTCTTGTAGTTTATAATTATCTAACTCTTCCCAAGATTGTAGTGATTCATTCCAGTCCCATACCCCACTATCTGGCTGCAGGTATGACTCAAATGCCCCATGAATAGGTTGTCTCACTCTTCATTCCACTTGCTTGTATCAACAGTGTAGTATGTGCCCCAACGCTCATATGGCTTATTAAAGTAATTCCAAATCTTACTATGGAATTTAAAACGGTACCCATAATTACCATCTTCATCTAAATCAAAAGCTTTAACTAAACTCCTAATAGCAATACCACTACAGGCATTGCCAAACCATCTAAGAGGAAGTATCTTTGTCTTGTTTATCTTCTGTGACATTCTGAGGAACCCATCTGAGTCGTCCATTTTTGTACTCTCTTTCATATCCTAAAGCTTTCCAATCCATCTGCATAATACGTGGTTCTTTCATATTATAAGTATATCAAGGTAACGCAAATATGTCAAGATTAACAGTCCTCATTAGTAGAGAAATATTTACCATCTCCAGAATCCCAACATCTTCCATATATTGTATGCCTGTTGCCATTAGTAACCTTTGTAACTCTATGTTCAAACTCTTTATATAAAGGAACATTGACAAGCATCCCCACCTCTGGCTTTATAGAATACTCTTTATTTTTAAACTCCAAGATACCACCATCAAAGTTATCATTAATATAAACACTTAGTGATGCTGATATTTTTCCTTGACTAGTTATTTTTTTGTTTTGAGTTTTTGAATTTTCTACAATTGTTTTTTGCTGCTCTTCTTCGTCACTATCATCTCTTTCATAATGCCACCCCATAGCATAATCTACATCTCTGCCAAGCTCTGCAATTATTTGTTCATCAGGAACTTCAAAAAATGATTGCAATGCTCCACCTCCACCAAAATATTTTGGCATTACAGCTTCTAACCTTGGTTCAAAGAATCCTACGGGCTCTCTATAGCCCCACCTTGAATTTTCTGTAGGAACAAGCATCATGCCATCCTCACTATAGTCTGGAATATAGCCCAAGAATTTATTTTTAATGTTACCGCAATATGTAGCCCTCATTAGGTCGTACCAACCATTTGGATCATTTGCTTCTTTATTGAGCCATTCTATTTCTTCTTCTGACAAAAAGTTTCTAATTACCCATAAATCTTTTTCTATGTATTCTTTTCTTGATTCCCATATATCATATAGTTCAGAAACATTCCTGTTGAGGTAATCCTCATTAGGGTATTTATTTGCCATTTAGTCTTTATCCATTTCTTTATATAGTTGCTTTAAACCATTAAGCGTACCTATGTCCATATATTTACCGCCAGGACTTACAGACCTGATGTTTAAATTCATATTAATCCACTCTTGTATTTGCTTTCCTGGGTGTTCTAACTCTGGGTCTATATATCTTACCAGGTTTTTTCTAAACAACATTGTGCCCCACATATGCTTATAGTCACAATCGGCAGACTTATCCTTTGATCCAATAACTTTATTGCCAGACAGCAGGACTTGTCCTACCCTTCCTTTTATATCATCAGTGCATTCCCATGTTCCTAAAATCAAATCTCCATCAACCGTAAGCATTTCTTTATAAATATTTTTGTGTGTATTGTGTATGTAGGTGTCTGGCATACCAACAAGAACCGTATCATTACAATCTCCCACCATAAATTTTATAGCATCAGACATTGTTGATGGCTCAAGAACAATAAGTTTAACATTCATATCCATGTTCTGTACAATTGGAACCCATTCAGACCTTGTTGATACTCTTACTTCATCACAAACCTCAAGCATCTGTTCAACATGCCATTGTAACAATGATCTTTCATCTGATATTGGTAAACAAAACTTTGGAATTCCACCTATTCTTGATGATCTACCAGATGCTGGTAAAACTCCTATTGTAGCCATTCTTGATTCCTTCTTACATCTATATCCCAATTACCCATTATTTCAAAATTTTGAGATTTTTTTAATTCTAAGTACTTTTTATTTTTAGTATATGTTTCATTAGATTTTTGCAAAAGAAGTGGATCGCTCTTAATTGTTTGGGCACTTCCATGCGGAACAGAAACATCTACTGCTTTGTTAAGAAACTCTAAATATGGAAACTTATTTTTATTATTATGGATAAATAATCTTTCACGATAATCGTCATCTTCATGCACGTATGGATAAAAGTATTCATCAAATAGTCCAATTTGTCTAACAACCTCTTCACCAACAGAAAAACAACTAAAACCTTCACTGCTACAAATCATTTTTGATTTTCCACTAATTTCATGTAATTTTTTTAAAGAGCCTGGAATCCAATGTGTATCTGCAGAAGAAAACATCCAGTATTTTTCATGAGGATAAAGCT